TCCCAGATTTGTACAAAGTCCTTATCTTCTGCCTTTCTAATACCTCGTCCAATAGATTGGATAACTCGAACAAAGCTCTTTCCGGGTTCCATAAGAACCAGATTGAAAATCCTAGGAATATTAATACCCACAGCGGCCACACCATAAGTCGCCACAATAACCTTGTTAGTAGCTGTAGCCACTTCATCATACTGTTCTTTCCTTTCAGTTAATCCTGTTTCTCCAGACACAAAGCTAACTTCGTAATCTAATCTTTCTTTAGTGAACGCTTCACTTAATCGTGTTTGAATTTGTTTACCTGCGCCAACTCTATCAACTAGGATCAGTGTGTTACCCGTCTCTTTAATCTTTTCAATCAATTGACAGATTGTAGTTAACCGTTTATCATCTTCAAGTAGATATTTCAACTCAGATTGATAGTTACTGAATTCTACCTTATCTTGTAGTTGAATGATGTTCACGTGACATTGTGCCAGCACACCTTTGTCTTGTAGTTCCTTAGCAGACAATCTTCCGATAACAGGACCAAGTGAAACCATAATAGCTTTGTAGTCGAAGTCTGACTTTGGAATCGTGCCTGTCAAGCCCCATCGAATAGGGATGTGAGCCATTACACTTGATAATAGTTCCTTCAATACATCAGCTTTAGCCATGTGAACTTCGTCAACGATAACACAAACAACACCCTCTAAGAAGTCTTGAATAGTAATTTCGGCTTCATCTGCTTTTGTTTTCTTCAACATGTTGCCAAGACTTTGCCAAGTACAGATTGTATGTGTCTTGCCGTAATCTTTGCGGTCACCGAAGTATACACCAACATCTAAACCCACGTTGATATAGTCACGTTCAGTTTGTGTAACCAAGTCTTTGTTAGGAACAATAACAATACTACGACCATACGCTTCAACACTATAACTCAGTGCCGCAGTCATAATCGTCTTACCCGCACCGGTCGCAACTTCTTGTAGTGCTTGTGGGTTCTTTAAGAAGTTGTTAACAATGTCAAGTTGATAATCACGAATCATAACAGGCTGACCTGCCATTGGATGCTTGTCAGGCCATAGATGTGCGGCGAAACTATCTTCTTTGAATTCGGTGAAGTTGAACGTAGTTGAATACTCACGCAAATCTTCTAACTCAATATCATAACCTGCTTGGTCTAAGATTGGTAGAATCTCTGGAAGTAAGTTTACGTATGTTGAGCCACCTAGACTGAAATAGCTAATCTTGCCGTTCCAACGACCAAGACGGACACTCGGCAAATACTTTGCACCCGGCTTCTCGTATTCGAATTTTTTCATCAACGCTTTGCGGTCTCCTAGTTCAAGACCCTCAATCTTTACGTTGACTTCATCACGTATAATTAGTTTACATTCTTTCATTTTATATTAATAGGTTTGTTGTTAGCCAAGTAAACCGTCTTTCCTGTTTTTATTTTAATTAATGTTTGGTTTGGATGCGACCACAACGAAGTAGTCACTAGAATCGGGAAGCTAGAAAATGATAGGTCAACCGTTGTAGTGTCAGACCTCTTATCAATCACATTAAATTTAATGTCTGTTTTACTTAATTCATCAGCCAATGTTTGTTTGTATTTAACGTTGCCAGTCAATCCAGTATCAGCAATAACCACATAGTCGCAATCAATTTCTTTAATATAACGAACTAGTGAACTTAGATTGTTAGCGTCAAATGTAGGTTCGGGTGATATTGCAAAGTCAACAAGCCTTAGAGCGTCATCTGTGTTCCAGAGTTCTTCACATGCTGCCGACGATACTTCGTCACTAATCTCAACCCCGTGCGCAATAAGCCTAGCTAGAGTACGAGGTTCAGCATTCAACTCAATATCGTTAAGCACTTCTGCTAAAATAGAATTGATTCCTGCTATCATGTAATTTCCATTGATTATCTTATATGTTGGGTTCCAACATGATGCTGATTCATAATCGGCTAGTGTGTTGATAATCTCAGTTACTTTCGGGCAGTACCTAACAGGGTCATAGTGTTTGTCTAAACAGTTTATGAAGTGCTTCAACGCTATTTCACTTACTGGCAAGCTCCATACTTTTGTTTTGGGATCCCATGTTAATGATAGTTCAGTGTCTTTGATTTCTTTCACGAAGTCCTTTTTAAAAGGACTTCTGACCTCTATCATATTATCAGCTATGGAACAGTGTGCCTCAGTGAATTCAGGTAGACTAGGTGTGGGTGGTAGTGTCCAGGGTAACAACAACAAATCGGATGCATTGATTTCTAGTTTCCTAAGTTGCCGTTCGTGCCTCATTACAATCTTATCTAACAACGCACTTTGGTTAGTTGTTATCGGTCTAAGTGCTGAGACATAAGTGACAATTAAATTATCAATGAACCTTTTGTCGTATGTACCCAAACTAATATTAGTATGTATAAAATATATTAGTTGTTCTTTTGTAGTAGGCATCGCTTTCATTCTGTAATTATAATTGTTTACACAACGAAAGTCAACGATAGAGGCAAAAAAAGGGGACCGAAGTCCCCAAAGTCTAACGAAGTGAAATTAATAATTCGGTGTCCCTAGAACTAGCTTCGTTCTATTCAACTTATTACAGTTACCACAACAGCGATACTGGAACAAAACATTGTGTCTGTTCATACTGAATGGATGTTGCCAAACACCTTTCTCAGGCTGTCCCCATATAGTCCAGTTATGTACACCCAAGTAACACCAAATAGATTTAATCAAAGGAGTCTCATCCTTTAATACTCTGAATGTGTTTTGCTTTTGGTTCATTTTTTCAATTCTTCGAACACTCGTTCACGCTCATTCAAAAAACATTCAAACGCAGCCTTAATGACATTGTAAACAAACGTGAGAATATTCAGTACAAAATAAACACCGATGACTGATCCGGCAAACTCTTTGCTCGGTGATAACCAAACAGCTATCAGCGCAAATGCCATAAATGCTACCACTGACAGTATCAGAAATCCAGCGATAGCAAAAATAGAATCAGGTGCTCCCTTCTTTAATTCATAACGAAACTTTTCTGCGAGGTTAAAGCACCCGCCGAACGTTTTCATAAAGCACCATTTTAAAAATGCTAGATACATTCCAATGTTCATACTTACGCTCCGTAATAGTGTTGTTGGTCTGGGTGATCCTGCTTGGCGAGTTCAGGAGTGTTCCAAACGTTTCGTGCTTGCCATTCTTTAACTTTTGCCAAACGTTCCTCGTCTGTCATTTCGTGACAGCGAGAATTGCGGTCAGATTGTCGTAGCATTTCTACGCCTCGTTCAAATATATTCATAGTTCAACCTGATTTGTAAACACACGATACATGAACAGCATCATGCAAATTGCGAATACAGGGACTGACAATACTAAACAAGTATCAACGTTTTCTAAAAACCAATTCATTCTTTTTCCAATCCTGCATTAGGGTCAAGATACTCAATCATTTGAGTAGCTGCACGTAAACCATCTACTGTTTGACACTCGGCAACAATTGTACCTTTCTTGTTGTGAATGTAAAATCCATGATTAATGGAACTCACACTGTACCCGTAGTTTTTAAGTTGAGTTTCCCAACTACGGTATTGCATAATCAATTCATAATCTTTCATTTTAATTCCTCTACGTTGAAACGCTTGCGAAGTTTTGTTGCAAAGTAACCTTTAAGGACTTCTGCATCAAAGATAAAGAACAGCATAACCCACATTATAACCACCAGTGACATAGCAACCACACCAAGCAAAAATTCTGACATGATTATGCACCTTTCATGCAAGTTGCTTTAGCGAGTTCACGCCAGTTGCCTGAGATTTTGACGAGGTCAGCAATCTTCAAGCACATACGCAAAGACACTTCACGCAATTTAGAGTGGTTATCTTCGATGAAAGACATAACTTCGTCAGTTTGTTCCTGAGTAAAGTCATAGTCTGCGAACAAGCCGCCGTCAGCGTCACGATGCACTTGCTTGATACGCAACATTTTGTCACGCTCAGTATCAACAGTCAGGTCCAAGAAGTGACTACGTGATTGGAGAGCATCCAAGTGAGGTGTCATCTTGCTTGCTTTTTTGCTATCGAAAGTTTTGTTTGTAATGAAGATGATTGAACCTTCAAAGTTGAAAGTGTTTGGCACACCTTCGTCACGCAACAAACGACTATCTTTGTTCCAAGAGATACGGCGAGTCTTACCTGAGTCAAGCGCACCTTTCAAGACGTTAACTGCATCTTGGTCATCCCAAATGTCACAGTCATCAAACACGAGAACGTTTTTCTTGTCAGAGAATTTGTAGAGTTTTGCGAACAAGCCGATGCCTGACATTGCACCTTTGACAATCTCAAAGCGAGGACGCTTGCCTTGAATCTTGTCAAACATAGAGGCTTTTTCCATTTGTGTGATAACGCCGTGTGACTTACCGATACCTGCAGGACCTGTCACAATCATAGCACGAATGTCACCTGCGATACAGGCACGTGACATTTCATCAAGCACTGCGAAACGTGAGGCAATGCGATCCATTGCTTCTGTTTCTGTTTCTGCATTAGCTAATGCTTCAATGACAGGAGCACCGTCTGCTAAAAATTGCAAGCAATCTTGATTGTCTACGTTGACACGCAACTCAGCACTACGTCCTGGGAACTGACCTTCATTCTTCACAGTGACGAAACCACCTTTGGCACCTAGTTGATAACCCTTGACAAGTGTGAACACTTGACCGTTAACTGATGCATTGCGATATGTGCCTGAAGTGATGCGAACTGTGCTTGTCATGTAGATTCCTGTACTTTGTGACTTAAAGATGTTATTATATGCCCAAAACGATTATTTGTCAAGACTTTTAGCGAGAAAACAAACGATAAGTGAAACCCTGCGAAGTTAATACTTTTGTATAACCTTCGTTAGTCCAGTCACTTTCGAGTAAGCTGAGGGTCTTTTTGTCAACGTGCGCGGGCTTGTTAACTTTAACACTAATGAACTTTTTGCGGTATTCGATATAGATGTTCTCTGCAAACACGCACAGCTCCAACGCCAATTTCATGCGCTCCGCTTTGATTTTTTGACTGTCAGAATAGTTAGTACTATTGACTGCACTACGGAGTCGTGCGTCACGTTCTGCGAACCAAGCAAATTGACCAGCTGATTTGTGTTTTGTTTCAGTTTCAAGCATACAAGACTCCTTTAATCAATCAATACAAGTATTATATGCCCAAAATGATTTATTGTCAAGCCATATCTAACTTCCATTTTGTAACACTAAAGTGTTCAAAATCATCGTTGAAAGTTCGGTTAAACTGTCCGGTAATTTTTAATACTTTTTCATTACTAAAAATATGGTCCCAGATATGCGCTAACGTGTTATCTTTTGCTAAAGTCATCACGACTGCGGCATTCAACTTGTCATCAACCATCCAGTATTGATTTTTCTCCATGCGTGAAGTCTTGCGAACGATTTTCTTTAATGGAGTTAAGTTAGCTGTTGTTCCGAGTGATGTTGGTGAACCATTCATATCCAATCGTTTAAAGTTTTGGTTGATTGTAACTTGTGATTTTACATCATCCAATTGAACGTCATAGTCATAGAAAGTGGGTAGATAACAAATCATCCCTAAGTCTGTTTCTTTGAAGATTAAACCATCGCCATGAATAAATGTGTTCATGTCTTTTCTAAACTGCGTCATAGAAAGTTTGTCATTCAACTTTCCAAACATAATCTTCTTACTGTAATAATCTCGAATGACTCGTGTACGGTCACGGTCTTCAGTAGTAACAGAATCAACCACTTTCTTGTCTAAAATTTTATGACCATAATCGTAATTAGCACGTAGACGTTGCAACGTGCAACTTAATGTTAGTACATCCACTGGTGTTTCGTACATCTCAAATTTTTTAATGTCATGGTGTTGTTGTAACGTGTGAGGACTTAAATCAAAGCCGTTCCATGCCGCCGCTTGTGACCCTGATATTGAAATATTACTCTGATTGAATAGTGAGGACATAATTTGTTTTCCAGTAAGTTGTACAAAGCCTTTGCCTTTGTATTGAAATTGTGACATGCTCTATTATACAAAAAACCTCGTATCTTTGCAATACGAGGTTTCTATTAAAGGGTAATATCTTCCATTCCACTTGTCCGTAATCGAACTATGTGACCCATTTGCCATTGCTTGGCATCAAGTCCTTTCAGTACACCTAACCATTTGTTCCTTAATAAGGCAACTTCGTTGATTAGTGTTTCATAGTCAATTACTTCCTGTTCTCCGTCTGTGTACTTCTCAGCATCACGTGAAGTCAATGCCCGATTGTACGCTTCCAGATACTTTTGGAAATGCTTTCTACGAATCTTACGTAGTTGAATGTTAAGATGATTCAGCACAGCCTCAACTTCTTGAAGCTGGTGAAAACGATGTTCAGTGATACCCGGAAGCGCAGCGATGTTCTTTTCTAAGTTTCCGTAGACCTTCACATCTTTTTTCGCATCTACTAGTTCATTCTCGTAATAAAAAATGAAGTCTGGTAGTTTTGAAATATCTGCACTAACTTTGGTTAACCAATTTCCTGACATTAATCGTAACTTTCATCTTCGTCATCATCTTCGTATTCTTCGTAATCTTCTTCTTGGAAGTGTTGTTCAGCATAGCCCTTCAAAGCCTTAGTAATATCTTTATCTTTGAATTCATCTTTGATATCTTCAACTTCATAGTTGTTGTCCATCAAATAATTTACTAGACTATCTGCTGCCTCTACGCGGTCGTTGAAATCAACGTGCTCACGCAATACTTCCCAAACTTCTGATACGATGCTTAAACTCATTCTGTAGAATCTCCTTCTTCTGGTTCTACATTACTTATCTCTGCTTTAGCAGTTCTCAATGGATAGTCTGCCATCAATTTGTCTAGGCATTCATCAGTGTTTGCTTCCCATGCTTTACGGAATTTCTTGATGATTTCACCATCCATAGTGACGTACACTAAGCTGTTGCCTTCTTTCTTCAACAATTCTGCTTTCTCAGCCATGTCAACTAAACCAGAGTATGGGCTCATACCTGTCTTGTAAGGAATCTTCACTTGCACACCCTCGAAAGGTTTTGCATAACGAGTTTTCATAATCTTACAACCAGCACGAATACCATTTACTTCTGATACTTTGTTACCGTCTTCATCTTCTTTCAACTTCATCTTTTTCATCGCAACAACGATAGATGAAGCATACACGAAACCTTGACCACCAGAGATTTTGTCATCCGGATCGAACATGTCTTGTGATGCGTATGTGTGATTAGTTGCTACTAAGCCAATGCCTAGTGAACCAAACATGTTAACGCAGTTACGAACAAGTGCTGTTAGTGCTTTAGGCTTACGACCCATGTCACCTTTCATATCACCTGCTTCAAACTGATTAACGTCAGTTGGAGTCAACAACATACCCAATGAATCGACAACGAACAAGACTTTTGGTCGGTCTGCTTCTGGTAGCTGTTTGTAATCTTTGACGAACATAGAAATAGTTTTACCCACTTCGTCAATCATCGCCATGTTTAGTTTTAATAGTTTGGACTCATCTGTGTCAACACCCAAATTATGAAGCCAATCTTCGTCAAGGGCGTTTTCAGAGTCGATGAGGACAACAAATATCCCTTGTTCTTGTGCGTGTTTAACAAGGTTTCCTGAACAAATGTAACTTTTGCCAGCGCCACTTTCTCCAGCGAATACAGTAACTTTACCAAGAGGTACACCTTTATTAAAGTCACCGCTGATAAGATAGTTAAGGGCATAATTACCTGTACTAATCCAATCAGTAGGGTCGTTAAATCCAATGCTTAGTCCTTCAATACTTTTTGTAATTTCTTTTCGAAATTTGCTTACGTCAAATGGTTTTGCCAATTTGTTCTCCAATTCTTTGATTTATTTTGTGAACGCTAAATGGTTCTTTGTCTAATAGTTCGGGGCATTTTTGTGCCATTGTGTCAAGTTCATAATCACTTGGGAAATGTCTCAACGCCCCTCTTGCTCGGTCACGAACTATGCTCGGGACCCTAGGTGTTTTACCAGGGTCACATAGTTCCTCCAAGAGTTTTCTACCTTGCTTTAGGCTACGGTATCTTTCATCTGGTAGTGTCATAATGTGCTCCTTAACGGGGACCGAAGTCCCCACCACCTATTACTTTTGTTGACGAGCACGAATCATCGCTAGGATGTCTTGCGCTTTGTCAGTTGATGGAGCTGATGTTGGAACTTGAATTGGTGCTGATGCTGCTTCGGCTGCGTCTGCTTCCCAAGGTTCAGGAGTCTTCGCTTCTGCTACGGGTTGAGTTGCGGGTGCGCTTGCTACTGATGCTGGCGCTGATTGTTGAGCCGCTGTTGAACCTGCTTGAGGAATATCCAAACCATAAGGCTTGTAGTATTGACCCCAACGTTCTGGGTCATACGCTTCACCATCTACAGATGCTTCAAACATCTCTTTGATGATTTTCAATTCTGCTTCTGTTGGTTGCTTTGGCAAGAAGTCTTTCAAGTTGAACAAACCATGTGAATTGATTGCTTCCAATTCTGCCTCTGTCAATGAACTTTCACGGCGTGCCCAGCTTGATGTTGAGTAATCAGCATAACCACCCTTAGAAGTTTTCTTGATGTTGAAATCTAAACCACGCATGTAGTCAGTTGGCAACTCAAGGATTTCAGGATCCATGATACCACCTTTGATGATTGGGAAGATTTGTGATGTGATAGCAAAGCGGCGAATTGGGTTCGCAGGCACTTTGTCGTCACCTAGTGGGTTTTGACGTACAAAACCTTGGAAGATGTAAGAACGCTTCTTCCAGTACTTGTTAGCCATTTCTTTCAATGATTCGTCTTTGTACCATGGACGAACTTCTGCCAAGACTGGGCAACTATTTGGAACATACATATCGTTACAAGGAACTTGAACGATAACTTGCTTAACGTTGCTATCACCTTTGACACCATTGAATGGCAATTTGATGATATTCTTTTCTACCCAGAAGAACTGGTTGTTGGTATCACCATCAGGCAAGAAACGAACTGTAGCAGTCGTGCCTTCGTCAATATTCCAGTGGGGGTAGATAGAGTTGTCTTGTTGGGCGTTAGAGCCTTTTTGACCTTTGTTTTCTTGCGCTTGTAGACGAGCGCGGATTTCTGCTAATGATGCCATAATATATTTCCTTATAAAATTTGAGATGGTCTCTGTTTAATATGCGATACTACCTATTAGTATCTAACGTAGAAGATAGTATAGCAAATCTATCTGTCAACGTCAATAGTATTTATGCCAGATGTGGCAAACCTCACCTTTTAAGTGAGGTTTATTTACCCTTATTTAATTAAGCGTAATAGGCTTGCTAATGGATCGTTTGCTTCACCTACTAACGTACCTGGTTTAGCTGGTCCGCTAGTTGGACCAAACTGTCCTGCTGCCTTCTGTTCTGCGTCAAGACCTTCTTCAACGTTATCACTAGTCTTGAGTTTGCTACGTAATTGGTCAGCCATCTTCAAATGATGTTGTTGCTTTAAATCTTTAGACTTTTTTGCAGCCTTTTCATGTTGTGTAATCTGTGCCCATAACGCATTTTGCTTTTGTTCATCTGAACCTTCAGCCACGTCTTGCTCTTTGTCTTTGTATGCTTTACGTTCAGCGGCACGTTTGTCAACACCTTTAACAAACTCGCCTGCACGTTTTACTGTGTCTTGGTACTCTTCACCGTAGTCAGCTTCTTCTGGGTCTTTATAATCATCTTCGTCTTGTTCTCCCAAAGAACCGCTTGTTAAGTTGTTAGCCCAATCTTCTAGAGCAATAACTTCTGCCATTGGTGTTGATTCGGATATGTTCTTACTCAACTTACTTAGAATTGGCATTACAGATTCGATACGAGGGTCCAACGAACTAGACATGAACATACCAGATAAATCTTCTGAGATTTCATCTTCTTGTAGTGTAGGAGTCCATGATTCAAAATATGCATTGTAGCCTTTTTTGCCACGCATCTTACTCAAGCACTCACGTAACTTTGAATAGTGATTCATTCCTTCGTTCACTAATTTCTCAGTTGATTCGTTGAATTGCTTACCTTTAGTAGCACGAACGAATCCTGCCATCTTGTTATATTCTTCGCACATTTCACTGATGTGTGACCAGCGGTCATCACTTGGTCTACCACCTTCAGCAATGTGTCTAGCATAGATTTGAGCTATTCCTGGCTTTGTAGTGGGCGCTAAGAATCTTTCGCCTTGCGAAGTTTCGATGAAAATCTTTTCGACACTACGGAAACGTTGCTCACCTTCTTCCATTTGTTTAGAATGTTTGATGATGATTTTTGTTTCAGGAATTACGTCATTATAGCTTTGCTTTTTGCCCATCGGATGATAGCTTTCCGATAAGCCTTCTTTTTTAGTATGTGCTCTCACTGCCATATCACTTTCTAAGTCATCTACATCTTTACGTTCAAACCCCAATTGGTAGTTGATAGCAAACTTTCGTAAATGTTTCATTAGTTGGTCCCATGATTGTGAATCAAGTGAGCCAGCTTTGGGGCTTTGTGCAATTTTATCATTGTAATATACAACTAAGCGATGTGAACCGTCAATAGTGACAGTTGCTCTGCCATAGTCTTCTCCATCTTTGATGAAAGAAAACTGCAACAATTCTGCTTCTTCAGGGACTGCAACTTTCTTGCCAGAACTGTCGTACATGTCAGGTCTGTAGCCTCTGCTATCTAATAATCCGTATAGTTTGTCGTTTAATTGTTTTTTTGCCATGGTAATAGTCTCAATAATGTATTTATCACAATACAGCGTAGAAGGGCAAGGGGAGAATTATGTCGTCATGGTCTCTAATCTGCTCTTCCAGGTTATAATGATAGTCACCTAAGTCCTGAATCATTCGGATAGTGAGCAAAGTAGAAGCAACTAAGTCGTCAGTTTCTCCCAATTTAGCAGCAAAACTGTCCTTAGAAGCAATATAGTTCTTTAATTCAGACACTAGACTGTGACTTTTGATAGTCATTCTCTTTGATTCTAGTAAGTGTTTAAACTTTGTACACGCAGCCATCTTGTTTTTGTGTGTAGTAGTATAGCCTTTGCGTTTTTTACCCGGCTCTGATAAGAAAGTGCCAGGGATATTCATTTCCCCGTACTCAGCTAGTGACACTAGCGCCGCTTCACCTACTGAGTTGTTTTCTACTGAGTAGTAAATGTTGGTCGGTTGACCTGTGCATTCTTCGATATACTTACATATGTTGGCAATCAATTTGACTTGCTCAGATATTGAAGTTTTATTATGTTTCCATTCACCTACTTGCTCAACTGAGTTTGCTTCAAATATCTGAATAGCTGCATAGTCGCCACCTGTACCAATAGCAGGATCTAACGATAGTGTGTAGATTTTATCTTTCTCTGGTTTCTTATACCATCTAACTTGACCCTGCCTGAATAAAGGTTCAACCCCGGACATCTCAATCAATGTAGTAGGTGCAATCAATGTTTCATCAGCAATAATGAACTCGCAACCAATCTCTCGTCGGAATCTATCTTCACCGAGTTGTGCTTTAATCTTTGCAGCCCATTCTTCGTCACGCTCTGGATGTTCTTGCCAGTAAGCACGATATGCTTTGAAGCCGTTAACACCCACTTCTGTTTTGTTACCGAATTCATCTTCACATTTGTTAGCACCCTTCCAAATCAACGCAAATGTATCTTCGTCTGAGTTAGGAGTACTTGTGATAATAGCTTTACCACCAGTTGCTAGAGTAGGAGTAATCGCAGTCCAGAATTCTGTCGCAATCGTAGGTCGAACGAATGCAAATTCGTCAAGGTATAGAAGTGTAATAGACATACCACGACCTGTGTTTTCAGTTGTGGTAGCCGAAACAATACGTGAGCCGTTTTCAAAATCTAATGAGCCCTTGTTGTATGTTGTTACACCTGCTTTAATGTGGTCGGGGCAGTTCTCGTATGCATATCGCACACGTTGCATAATTTCTTGAGCACCTGTATACTTGTGTGCTGCAATAAGAATTGTTGAGTCGGGTACAAACATTGCGTACCACAATAGATATCCAGCAGCCGATGTTGACTTACCTGTTTGTCGAGGCATCAATGAAATTGAATAACGATTGTTGTGATAGTTTTCAATCAATCGTTTCTGATACTCGTAGGGGTGATAGTTCATCGATCCTTTTGTAGGATGCTGAATCATAAAAAAGTTATCCATGAAGTACATTGGACCCGTGTTAGGGTCACAGCACTTGATAAAGTCGTTTAATTCTTTCTCGTCGGCAAACTTCGTTTTTTCGTACGGGTTTTTGATTAAGGTAGGTGTTCCGCTCATAAACTTATTTAGTTAGTAACATTCGGTTAGTACGGTTTCTCGCCCGTCAAGTGTGGTTTAGAGAACCACAGTTTAAACCACTCGTCTGTCCCGGGACGAATATTTCGTTCTCTTTGAATCTGCCCCAGAGACGTACCCTTCTCACTCATTTCTTCTCCGAAGCTAGGCTGGTCAATGCCGGCGAGTTTCTTTAAATCAGAAAGAGAATCAATATCTTGAGTAGGTGTAGGAACGGACTTGAGTTTATCAAATCCGTTCATTAGTTTTGCTTGTTGAAATGGATCGAACATCAACTATTTATTTGATATCTAGTGGTCTCTGCTTAGTAACTAGAATCGCATAATACTTTTCCTTCAAAGAGATTGGTTCTCCTTCAGGGTTAGTGATAGTAGCATCGAAATCTAAATTATTGAATTTTTCGATGTTGAAGCCAGTACGCTCTAGCAATGCAATCCATTGAGTCATACCCAAGATGCTGTAATTGCCAGTAGAAAATTCATGTTTTCTATCACAATCAGGAGCGGGTACTTCAATGTACATTTTACCGAACTGTCTCAAGATGCGATTGTATTCAGTTAAGGTGATGATTGGGTATGGGCTCTTTGACAAATGATGGCGATTGAAAATGAAGTTCACGCTCTCATCTTGAAATCCATCATGTTGTGGTAAGAAACTAGGATCATGAATTTTTACGTTATGCCCTTTGTCAGAACAAAACTTCGCATCATTCTCACTGAGAGTTACACCAACTACATTAGTGAAACCACGCTCTTTCATTTCATCAAGGAAATATCCTGCGCCTGAGCCAATCTCAACAATGAAATCATCCTTACGCAAGTTCAATGGATCTACATATGTAGGGACAATTTGTTTCGTTAAAGATTGGTGAAGTTTCGATTCACCTTCATCAGTCAAGTGACTTGTATACAACCATTCGTTGTAAAATTTAAGTTTAATTAAGTCTAGGGTGTTGTTAATATCAATCATAGTGAATCTATTTACAAGTAGATTCACCGACTGAAATATTTATTTGAAGCCTTTAAACCCAACAACCGGGCTTATAGCATTAGTAGAATCTAATTCTTTACTTTCCATATCACCGTTGTTGACATCGGTGTATTCAGCTCCTACAGCTTTGTAGGCTTGCTTTAGCATTTCTTGTTCTTCTTTAGTGTAAGGATGAGCTGATTTCTTTTTACCAATCCAACTCTTACCCTTCATGTCTAATGGATCTTTTCCATTTGCGCCTGCTACTGCCATACCCAAACGATATGATGTATAGTCGCCTGACACATGTTCGCCGTCACCGTAAGTATTCAATCCCTTTGTAGACTGTTGCTGTCTCTTAGAGATTTTCTTTTCGGTTGCTTCTGTAATGAATTCGTTGGCTCTCATATTATGTATTTACTGTATACGAAACTGAATGCAGTATTTCAGAATTCAAAATTGGACTTACCATTACTCTAACATTACCGAATGATACATCAACATTATATCGTGTTAGCGGACCACCGACGAACACTGTACCGTACGCTACGAATTTGACACCCAGGTTCGTAGTATTCTTAACCACATCTAAAATTACTTTTTGCGCATCATGTGTGTCAACATCTCTAGAAGTAATAGTAAATGTGCCGTCGTCGAATTCCATCACAGAACGTTCAAATACCACTTGGTTCGCTTGATTAGTTGTAGTAGTAACCTCAACTGTACTATGTTCTTCGTTGTCTAAAATGAAAGAACCACTAGCAGTGATGCTGTTGACTTCAATGTTGCCAGCTCCGCCACCGTTCAATGAGAAAGTTAACGTATTTCCAGACTCTGAAATGCTAACATTACCGATAGCAGCGTTGCCGACATAGATATTACCGAAACGTCTATCTGACGCTCCGATATCAGAACCTAAATCAGTCAGAGGGATTATGTTTAAACCAGACTCTAAGTTGCCATCTGCTTCGTTGAATATTAAATTCGCATCGCCACCTGACACTCCGTCTCTAATGAACTGAACTGCTCCCTCAGGACCGTTGGGTGCTAAATTTGATAGGTAATTGAAATTATCATTGATTTTCGCAAAGGCAACTCGTAACGGGTCGCCGGTGCCGTCGTTCGGTAGTTCACCTAAATCTACTGGGAATACTTGTGTTGTCATTGGTTTGCAATCCTTATAGAGTATTTATCAATGACGCATAACATTATGGGCATAAATAGACTCATATTTAAGGAGCTATTATGCGTAAAATTATACTAGGACTGCTGATGATGCTATCGTTGTCCGTACAAGCATGGGATCAACGTGCCCCGTTACCCGTTCAACAATGTCAAGTTCATAGTCCATATGGATTTGCAAACACACAGCGTCAAGCAGGTGCTATTTGCCGTGAGGGTTATCTAGTTGCTTATGACGCACCAGTTAAAATTCCTGCTTATGTAGCATACACATTGAAGCCGGAAAATGCATTAGGTTGCTTTCCCAGAACAAACGCCTTCGTGGCTGACCAATCATTAGGCGGAACAGGTGCAAGACCTGACGACTACGTTGGTACAGGATACGACAAGGGACACGCGGCGCCGGATGGTGACCTATCTTATACCCAGCAAGTGGAATACGAGAGTTTTTTAATGACAAACATGTATCCACAGCATGGAAGTCTAAACCGTGGAATCTGGAAGTTACTGGAAACTTCAGTACGTGGTTGGTCAGTACAACACAACCAAAGTTTTACGATTTACGTTGGAGCTATGTATGGCGCTGGTGACCCTACTATTGGTAACGGTGTTATTGTTCCGCACGGCTTCTACAAGATTGTAATCAACAATCAAACAGGTCAAGTTGCTGGTTGGAGATTTCCGCACACTAAACCATATGTTAACTTAGGTAATGACTTGACTAAGTTCCGTGTACCAGTAGCACAGATTCAACAAGAAGCAGGTGTACAATACAAGTTCCCAGCTAATGCTACAGAGTTAGCGCCGGGTACAGAGTGGCCTGTAAACTTCGGTGATTTGACAAAGGCTAAACGTGCCAAGTGCAAAGGTGCAGTTGACGAGTAATTACTTACCGATTTTATCGTAATTGATTTTGTTAATTTGATACCATTCAATCCAAGTATCTGACTTAACTGCACATTCGTAGTAAGTTGAATAGTTGATTGTGATTGTCTTACTAACATCACTTAGTTTTGCCCCGTCTTTGATTTTTTCAAGGTCGGGGCATTGTTCCATCGCTCCAGCCTTAACTGGTGCATCGGGGAACTTGGGGATTACTGGTGGAGTAGTGCATCCTGTTATTGCTAAGACTAGCATTATAACGATAACAAATATGATTAAACTCGAAACGATTCCTTGGTCTTGATTTTCTCTCATTTTGTTTTCTCCGCAGCTTGATTGTGTGCATCAACGAATGGCTTAGGAATCACACAAGTATTGTCGTATTTCTTAACTTCACGGTCAATATATCGTGTGATATATTCTTTCTTGACCTGAATCTTTTCTTTGACTTTACTAGATTTCTTAGCTAACTTGTCGTTTAACTCTTTATTCTTTTCTTCGTATTCGGCAGTTTGCTGCTTGGCTTCTTCGATTCTAGCTTGCATGACTGTATAATCGTACAATGCACCCTCTAAGAATGTTGCGGCTGCGAATCCAATGACACCGCTTATTTTGAGCATAAGCGCATATCTCTTAATCAATTTAGCTTTACCGAACGCAAAACCAAGAATGATTGCTACTATACTAAGATAGAATAA